GTCTTTATAGATACCTTTCGGATCGAGTATATATTCAGGCACATAATTCGGGTTCGCAGACTGTTTGTCCGCATCCTCCACCGTCATAGGTTTGCCCTTTGTTATGCCGAGAGCCTTTTCAATCTCGAGATTGTCCCGGGCGATGGCACTCTTTTCGTCGGGGGTAAAATGATCCGGCATTTCCTTCATCATTTCCTCAAGGCGTTTCAACAGTCTGTCAACAGCCTTCTTCGCACTGGCATGGGCCTCCGTCTTATACGGATGGGAGTCTGAAAACAGCTTCGCATCCTTGCCCGGATTATTCTCCAGTCCCTTTTGTGGGTTTGATGACGGGGTGGTTCCAGCGGGAACCGGTGTCACAGGCTCGTCGGTCGATGACAGCGTGCATTTGCAGTTCCAACGGTCGCCCGGTTTATGGTGGTTCCAAAAATCATCGTCTATCGGGCGCACAACACCCCAGAATATGCGATGATCCTCCCCCGGAGTGATGGAGGTTGACGGTCCCCATTTAAGATTTGGGAGAATGTCTTTTTCTCTTGAGAACTGACGCCAGTCCGCAGCCTGATGCGCACGTATGACAGCAGTGTCGTATTCGGTCTTGAGCCAAGTCCTGCATTGGTGGCTGGCGATAGGCATAACCTCGTTCAACCATTGTTCAAACGGCTTTGGATTGCCGTTCGAGTCCAATAAAAGACGTGCCATGTCATTTTGCGCCCGGTGTACCTTGAATGCCGAGAACACAGCGTTATTCCGGCGCAAGGCTTCGATAAAGTCGGCGTCAGGATCGGAGGGCGACACATTGCCGAAGGCTTTTTTTACCGCCTTATCCATTGTCGCCCACACCTCGTTAAAAAGAGTGACCTCGATGTCGGATGCCGGATGGAAGTCTTTGGAGTAAATATTCAACAGGGCATTGCGCAGTGTCTCGTCTGAAAAATCGAACGATGACGCAACCTCGGTGTCCTTGTCATAATAAAGACCGTCAACTACCATTCTAAAACCGCCCCGGTGTTCCACGGGGCTTTTGCGAAAAAACTTTTCAGCCAGTTTTTGAAAGTCTTTTTTTGTTTTTCGGTAGGTTCCGGCAGATCCTTGTCGTCGCCCTGTTCCCCATTTTCCGGATTGTTGTCTTTGTCCGGATCATCCTCCGTGTCACCGTCCTTTTGCGGTATCTGTTCTGCGGCAGCCTTCGCCTCCTCTGCTTCCCGGGCGCGTCGTTCCTGCTCCTCTTTTTTTATCATTTCATAATTTGCCGGTTTGCTGATACCGAATTCCTCGTAGAGGTAATCATCATCGACGGGCAGATTGAAGCCGGTGCACAGTTGTGTCAGTATGTTGATTTTGGATGTCGGATCAAGATCCTTTTTCTCCGGGAAACAGAACTCACCACCGGTAGTGTAGATGCCCATGCGGGCGAATATGTCGGCAGCTTCATAGTTGAGCACATCGAGGACATACAGCCGGTCGGACTGGGCGATTTTGTCCTCCCCCTTCTTATGCACTGTGCCAAGTGCCTGAGTGCCTGTGTCGGATGACTCGGTGGTAAGCGTGTTCCCGAGGAATAGTTTTGAAATCTCGTTGTTGCATCTCTCGCATAACCGCTCGTAAACATCTGCGGAGCCAGTCTTGTTACCGGCCTCGATCAGATTGAGCGAAGTGTCCTGGCCGTGTACGAACGTGGCGAGGCTACCCACGTTTGCCGCGTCGGAAATGGCACGCTCACGGCTGCCCTCGTCGTCGGAGTCATAAGTGTATTCCTGAATAGGCATACCGAACACTTCGGAGAACTGGGACCAGTCGCCGGTGGTGTTCCGTTTGTATATCACCCAAGGGGCAGCCTTGGCGAGCAGCCCGAGATCATCGGGTCTTCCCACAAACAGCAGATCCGGGTATTCATTCCACGCTATGCCGGTTATGTCGGTCTGGTGACGGAGGATCAAACTGCGCACCGGATCCGCATGTTTGCGCGGGACCAGATTGTAGTCTATCCACTCGCCATCCTTGAAAAACTGGCAGAGCGTGAAGCCCCAGAACCGGGCGTCTATAATGTCGCTCACGAGCCTTGAGAACCAAGGGGAGCGTATCTGCTCGTTGACTTTATCATCCGGCTTGCCGTCGCGCCTGAACTCTATGTCGGAACATAGCACGGCATTACGGCGTTTCTCGATGACACAGGACAGGTGAGAGTCCATAAGTATGTCCGCGTACAGGTCATATAGCTTGTAGCGCCGGGGGAAGTCGATATTTTCGGCCGATCTGATTGCTTCCGTATAATCGGCTATGTCTATCCCGAACCGCTTAGGCTGTGTAAGCACTATGACTGGGGGGCGGGACTGCCCCGGTCGTGGAACGTTGCCACCGGAGGTTATCAATCCCGGGCGGCTTTCCGGATTATTATTTCTTTTGCTCATAATGGTGATGGTTACATGTGACTGACTCGTTTGGGATTGCTGCGTATGCGGAATGTGGACCCTGCCACACGCTCCTCCTCGGGCAGAAGCGGGGCACCCTCGATCGATATGTCCTCACGGGCGACCGCCTTCATCCATTCCACCGCACGCTCGTATCGGTCTTTCCGGATCTGGGACAGCTTCTGGGGATTGTGTATGCAGAATATGTGGTACACGGCAATATCGAGTACCATCATCAACACCAACTGGTGCCGGTCGTCGCCGGAAGCGGAGAATATGCGGTCGCAGTCATACCGTTTGGACAGGTAGCAGCGCATCTCGGCAATGGCCCTGTCCTCGCATATCTCCACCACGGTATCATCGTCACGCGTAAGCGCATCGAGTATCTCCCGGTGTATTGACGCGTCATAGTCTGAAAGTTGAACAAATTGGCTCATATATGGAATTTATATGCTATAATCTTCGTTTGTTGCGCCGGCTTATTTCCGAGCGTGAGCGTGTAAGAGGAGTTTCAACCTTACGCATGATTTCATCTAATATGCGGTTGCCACCCTCGACAGCATCCGGACCGTCAGCCGGATAGCGCAATGTAAGTGTGAAAAGCCTGAACTGGTCTTCGAGTTCCTTCATGTGCGGGTTGTCACGCTCCGCTTCGTTCAGGATCATATTGCCCTCCCGGTTCATCGGCTCAAGGTTGGCTTCTATGCGGGTTGCCTTGTCTGTCTTTTTGCGTTCATCCGGTCGGATATACAACTGGATGCCCCTCTCTTTGCGTACCTTTGCGACAAGCGGCCTGAACACCTGCTGAAAAAATGGATCCTGTAGCTTGTTGTTCTCCATGTAGCAATAGACCGGGACGATACCTCCCACATATTCCAGAAGTTGCACATACCAGTCTATAAATTCGGCATTGAGCGATTTTGCAAGTCGTGACTTTATGACATATAATTTGCCTTCGAGTTTCCCCATCAGCATGACAGCCTTGAAAGATTTTCCCTTCTTAGCCTTGCTCTCGCCCGGAGATGGATCGCCGTACGCCACGAGGAACCTGAACTTTTTAAGAGGGGGAACCTTGCCGTATGTAACAGACTCGAACACCTCCCCGGCAGATATGGGATTGTTGAAATATTCACCCTGCGCCGCTTTGGTTGAGATTTTTGAAAGGGTGCGGTCGATGAACTCCTCCGAGTTTTTCTCCGGCCAAGTGGAATTACCCTCCTTGTCGCGAATATTCACGATGTCCCAGTGGTCGGCCATAGCTCCAGCTCTGACCACGCAACAATCCTTCGCGATAATGTTGCCGCAGAATATTATCAGTGTCGGTGTGGATATGGAGCGGGTGGGGTAGAGGGCTTTTTCCCACCATTCCCACCGTTTCTGTATTATGTCGGGGTTCTTGCAGTCCTCGTCGGTGTCGAAATCATCGATGAGCAGCACATCCGGACGTATTGCCTCGTTACGTGATCCGCGCGGAGACTGCCCGGCGCCGAGGGCGCGGAATGCGGCACCTCCTTTTGTGAGAAATTCATCCTCGGTCCATGATCCCGGAGTCATTTGAGCCCCGTAGTATGCGATTATGCGACCGTTTGCCTCAAGCATGGCACGGTAGGGAGCCAACAACCGCACCGCGTTGTCTTTAGAGTTTGAGGTCAATATCACATTGTGCTTTTTGCCCGACAGTACCAGATACAGAACAATACACATGGTTATTGTTGACTTCGCAAGCTCACGGCTCCAAGATAGGACCTCGAACCATTCTCCGTTTGCTATGATGCGTCTGATCGCACGTTTGTGGAACGGAGCAAACTCGCTCTTTACATAAGGCGCGCAAAAGAACTTGATCCATTCGACAGGATGAGCCTCGAGGTATATGCGGTGTTTCTCTCGCTCGGCATGGGTCATGGTCTTATCGACCGGGGTTGAGCGCGCAATATCCTCCTTGAATTTCTCCCAGTCCTGAAGGGCTATTTTGTCAACCTGTTTCATAGCTTGTCTTTTATGTATGCGTCGGCAATACGTGTTATCTCCTTCGCTTTCTCTATGTCGTGGGGTCGCAGCCATTCTATAAGGCCTGTCAATACGCTTATAGTGTCGGCAATGCCTATTTCCTGCTCCATTTTCGATATGGCCGCCGCGAGTTTTCCGAGGATGTCCGCCTCTTTCGATGTCGCGAACCGCTCACCCTCAGGGCGCTCTGAGATGGCCCGGTTTATCTCCGCCACCTGACGGTACAGGTTGCCGACCTGCTCCTGCCTTGTCAGGGTAATACCCACCTTCTGTTCCTCCCATTTTCCGGTACGTACCCAGTTTGACACGGTGACGCGCGAGCATCCCACCCTGTCGGCGATTTCCTGCTGGGTGAGGTTCTCACGGAGGTATAGAGTTTTTGCCCATTCTTTTTTCTGGGCGTTAGTCAAATCTGCCATAACATTGATAATTATGATGCAAAATTGCTATAAAAAAGGGAGTTGGCGAAAGTGGGACCGCATGATACAACTTTAAGGCGGCATGATAACGCCATAAAGTTGTATGATAAAACCGGGGTTTTCATACCCCGTTGTTTTATAGCAATTTTGCACCATAAAACGTGGGCGGACCGCATCAAACACAGTGAAGATGAACAGATATTTTTCTCTACGGGGAAATCGGGGATTACGGCGATGTCAAAAGCGGCAATGTCGTATCTGAGCTGAAGGGTGCCGAGAATTCCGGTGCCCGGATAGATGTTCGCATCAACTCCATCGGAGGCGATGTTTACAGCGGTATTGCGATATTCAATGCCCTGAAAGGAAGCAGTGCCGACATACATATATACATAGACGGTGTGGCGGCAAGCATGGCGGCCGTGCTTGCCTTGTGCGGTAAGCCTGTCACCATGAGCAAATATGCCCGGCTTATGCTCCACAGTGTCAGCGGA